GGAGTTGTGCTTATTGGCTCAGACTCTAAACTTAAATCAGTTGAAGTTCCTTCCCAATAAATTTGAATATAGTCATTTGGAGCACTTGATGTACCAGTAAATGAAATTGTCATTTCTGTTTCAGAAGCAACACCAGCAGATTTTCTTGCTTTAATTGTCTGATGAACACCAGAATTTGGATAATCTACTCCATTTAATTTAAGCCAGAACTTAACATCTTCTACAGAACTTGAATTATTGCTAATGGTAAATATTCCTGTAAATAGATATGTAGCAGGATTTGCAAGTGTTATCTGATTACCGCCAACAATGCTGACACCATTTGAACCAAATGTACTATTAATTCCAATTACCTGTGGAGTATTTATTGCTGCAATAGGTTGATCTGAATTATCATAGAAAGATCCATAATAACCTAATGCTCCGCCAGGTCCAGTTGGACCAGTGGCTCCTGTAGGTCCAGTTGCTCCTGTTACACCAATAGGTCCAGTTGCTCCTGTAGGTCCTGTAACACCTGTAGGGCCAGTATCTCCAGTAACTCCAGTGGGACCTGTGTCTCCAGTGACTCCTTGAGGACCAGTAGCGCCTGTGGCGCCTGTATCTCCAGTTACACCTTGAGGTCCAGTTGGGCCAGTAGCGCCTGTGTCTCCAGTAACGCCTTGAGGTCCAGTAACACCAGTGACACCAGTAGGTCCTGTGTCTCCAGTAACACCTTGCGGTCCAGTTGCACCAGCAGGTCCTGTAGAACCAGTGGGTCCTGTAGCACCTGTATCTCCAGTTACTCCTTGAGGACCAGTTGGACCAACATCACCTGTAACTCCTTGAGGTCCAGTTGCACCTGTAACGCCCACTGGGCCAGTTGCTCCTGTAGGACCTGTGTCTCCAGTGACTCCTTGAGGACCAGTAGCGCCTGTGGCGCCTGTGGCACCTGCAATACCAACAGCACCATTAAGATTAACTTGCCATGCTGAGTATGTGCCTGAACCTTGTGAATAATTTAAATCTAAAACTAATACGCCTGTGCCTGGATTATATGAAGATACTTCTCCAAGCATGTAATTATTAATATCGTATGCAACAATAACAGTCTGTGCAGTTGAATAATCAAGATTCAAGTCAACAGTTGTAAGTGTTAATGTACCTGTATTTGCAATTGTTAATGATGAAGTAGATGTAGTGTGATACTTATCTCCATCAGTTCCCGCAGCACCTGTAGCACCAGTAGGACCTGTAGCGCCAGTTGCGCCAATTGGTCCAGTAGATCCAATAGGGCCTGTCGCACCAGTTGGGCCAACATCGCCAGTAACACCAGTTGCACCAACAGGGCCAGTTGAGCCTGTTGCGCCAGTATCTCCAGTCGCTCCTGTACTTCCTACAGGACCTGTAGCACCTGTTGCACCTGTTGCACCTACAGCGCCAGAAACGCCAGTAGCGCCCACAGAGCCAGTAGCACCTACAGCACCTGATGGGCCTGTTAATCCTTGAATACCAGTTGCACCTGTTGCGCCTACAGCGCCTGATGGACCTGTTGCTCCAGTATCTCCAGTAGGACCAGTTGCTCCTTGAATACCAGTAGGACCAGTTGCTCCTGTAGGACCTGTTGCTCCAGTTGGTCCAGTTGCGCCAGTTACACCAGCACCTGTAGGACCTATAGGACCTGTACTTCCAGTTGGACCAGTTGGGCCTGTAGCACCTGTAGCGCCAGGGGCACCAGCAGGACCAGGAGCAGTGACTTCAACAATGTTGAGTGTCTCATTAACATTTACGATATTAGACATTGGCTGTCACATTCTCCCTTACTGTCAATTGGCCTTGTATTAAACGAGTGATCTCAGCACCTGATGTTAGTTCAAGATCATAAAGATAAATTCCTGCAGCAATTGCTTGTGTTTGTACAGCAGTTGCAGTTATTGCAATTTGTCCTGTAGGACCTGTAATAACAATACCACCATTTGCTGTAGAAAGAGTCAGCACAGCAGAAGAGTCAAACTTACTGCGTAATTGCATACGAGCAGTATAGCCAGTTAAATTTACAGGCACATTGTTATAGTCATAATAAACAATGTTCACTGTCCAAGTGGCTCCTTGATCTATGACGCCATTATATATACCTGCTGTTCCTGGCATGTTACTCCTTTTCCACTAACCAGACCAAGAATACTCCCAGTCCAATGAATGCTGCTGCTTTATCAACTAAATAAATTCCATAAGTAGCAAGACTAACGCCAGCAATCTCTATGATTACTGACCAATCTATTTTAGGCCATTTGATTTTCATTTTGCTCCTTATATTTTATAGAATCTTGCTACAACAGGCTTTGGTTTTGGTGCCATTGCTCTGTCATAACTGAATATTGCAGCAACTGCTGCGTCAATTTTCTTCTTTGTGTTAGCCTTTGCAATCATTAATCCTCTTGAGGAAGTCTTTGTAACTGCATTTGCTATGTGTTTATTGAGTCTTGGATCTCCATCATGAGTGAATGATTGGTTAACTACCGCCTCATAAAAGCGTTGAGTTGCTGGAACCATACGCTCTGCAGAGTTTGGATATGAAATAATAGGCAAGCCTTCTTCTTCCAACACCATCATAGTTCTCTGCCATCTTGCTGGGTCAAATACAACTTCTAAAACTTGAACTCCTTTGCCTCTACACCAGTCCACAATAGTTGCTTCAACCTCTGCGACAGGCACATGCCATGTTGGATCAGGATCTACTTCAGGTAATTCCCACATTCCAATTACTTTTACATGGGGCTTATCACCACCAAGGAACCATCCTACTATAGCAGTTGTGTCACCACTAAAAGATCCATCAAATCCTATTATACATGATTCGCCAGGAATAATCTGTCTATTTTTTAATTCTAAAGCGTCCCATAGTTCTGATTTAATCCAGGCTTCTCCGACAGAGGTCCATAAATTCAAACGCTTTGTTTTAAATTCATTTTCAGGAGTTAATAATGCTGCTGACTGCATATCTTCTAAAGATAATATATCTCCTAAAGAAGGATTTGCTGAATACCAGTTATCTTCATCCTTATAATTGAGTTTTTCATCACCTTGATACCAGGCAAAAAAGAAGGAAGGATCTTCAACTTCTCCTTTTGCTATCTGAACGCCTCTATTATACATAGAATAGCAAACAGAATCTTTACCATTTGAGTCATATTTAGTGCCTGCTGTGGTAATTGCTACCAATATAGGCTCTTCACGAGCACCCATAGATAGAGATAAAACATCATATAACTCTCTATTTGGCTGTGCATGTAACTCATCAATTACAATAAATGTAGAGTTTAGACCTTCTTTTGTATATGCATCTGAGGATAATGCTCTATATACAGAACCAGTTAATGGGTTATAAATGGTATTTTGATAAACTTCTAATATGTTTTTTAACTCTGGTTCTAATTCAATCATCTTCTTTACTGTCTTAAAGATGATTCTGGCTTGTTCTTTATCTGCCGCCGCAGAATAAATTTGTCCACCATTTACTCCCAAAACTATTTGCTCCAGTACGAGTGAAGCAATTAGTGCTGATTTACCATTCTTGCGTGGTACGCCAATTAAGGCACGACGATGCTTTAGCAATCCGTCTTCTCTTTCAGCATATAGATGAAGAAGTAAATCTTTTTGCCATGGGCGTAATATAAATTTCTCGCCAGTCTTACCTGCAACAGAATCTTCAGTCAAACGACAAAGAGTTTCTATAAAATCTATAACTTCATAGCCACGAGTGTTGGCTAATTCAGTTTCAGAAACAGGCGATAAGTATGTAGGTGGCCACATCTTATCCTCTAAACGCTAAGGACAACCTGCTCTTTTCAAAGTCAATATCTATAATTTCAACTTCTACTTCCTGAGCCAGAGTAAATGATTCAGGCGTTAGTTCACCCATCTTGGATTTATGTACTAAACCTGCAAGCATTCCGATTTCAATAAAGACTCCATAATCAGCAACGCCTGATACTTTGCCTTTATGTATTTGGCCTATTGCCAATTTAGCAAATTCTATTTGTTTATCTTCTTTAAGCATTTGTTCCAAAAGTGCACGACGATTTAGAACGATACTTCCTTTTGCTCTGTCAATTGAATTGATTAGAAATTCGGCCTCATGGCCAACATATGCTGTAAAGTCTGTTACTCTATTTGTATCAATTAGTGAACCAGGCAAAAAGGCCTTAATGCCAATATCTACAATCAATCCACCTTTGACAATTTTAATCACTTTGCCAGTAATTGGAATAGATAGTTCAAATCTATTTTGAAGGTCATTCCAAATTGCTTCAACTTGGCCTTCTTTTAGGGAAAGTATATATTGATCTTCTTCAGCATTCTTGCCAATAATCTTAGCCTCAACACTTTCGCCAACAGAGACAATATCGTGAATGTTGGCATCCTTTTGAACAGTTACTTCCGATAACGGAAGAAAGGCTTCAGTCTTATGCCCTATATCCACGAGTATTCCATAGCGGTCCATTTGCACTATTGTGCCAGAAACCATTTGGCCTTTTGTAAAATATTTCATAGAAGCATCAATTGCTTCCAGAAACTCCTGTGTTGTCATTTGTGTCATTAGTTATTATTTCCCCATTATCTATAATTACCGCCTCAGATTCTACAATCTTCTTGCGATTTTCTCTTCTCTCCAAAAGTTTATCTATGGAGGTTGCTGCTCTTACCTCTGCCACACCAAGACGAGATCTTGATATTGGATCAAAGCCAAGAGAAGTTAAAGCATCTGTATAAGCCTTGTTGATAGCCACATAAGCCTTTGCATCTGCAGGCTCAGTTGTAGCCATATATCTGTTTCGTGCTGCTTCCGTTGCATCAGCCAAACGAGCAGTATTCTCAATGGCATCAATATCACTTTGTGCAGAAAGCCAAGTCACCGCAACAGACCAAGCACGATCCCAGAATTTTTTACCTGCCTCGCCAATATTCTCAGGCACAGGTGGAATTTCACGAATCATTGGTAAATGTGTAATGTTATTTAAATCTGGTAAAGGTCTTTGACCAGGATTACCTAAAAGTCTTTTTAATTCATTTGGCTTTGGAGGTCTTCCAGCCGTTGGTTGACTCATGGAGAAACAGTGTCCAAACAAAATGCAGTAGGAGTTGCACCTGTGGCAATTCCATAGAGTGCAGTATTTGCATCTAACTCTATTTCAAAATTATGATTATTATCAACCTTAAATCCTGTGCTGGTTGTAACATTAGAATTACCAACATAAATTGTTCCAGATGCCATGTGAACCAAGATTTCTCGTGGATATGGCCTTGCAGCAAACAATAATGTTGCTGCGTCAGTAACTGTTACTTGTGATGCCTGCATTTTTTATTCTCCTTATTTTAAAACTACCTTTT